CCAACCATTATATTCAGTAAATGGCATAGCATGTAAATCTCTTAAACTTATACCTAATTGGAAAGCCATCTCATATTCTACTAACTCGTCTTCCCCAACTTATCGCCTTTATCATCTTTAGCACCTAAGCCATTGTAAGTCAGAATCTCATTTGATAATTCTGTTAATGCCTGGATAGGAAAGTTTTCAAAGTCTTTATCTTTCATACCATCAGCACCAACTACAGTTGCTTTAAATATAGCACTAAGTGTTGATAAACCAGATACATCATCTTTAGACTTATCTAAAGTTGTTTGTAATTCTTTTACACCTTTAACTGTAAGCTGTTTTATTTCTACTTCTTGTTCCAAAAATGGAATCTTTTTAGTTATATCAACTATCTTTATGTGTTTCATTCTCTTCCTTTACTTCAACCTTAACTTCTTCAGGTTTTTTATATAAATGTTTATTATTTGTTTCAAAGTCTTCCATAAGTTTTCTTACCTTATGTAACACGTCTAGTGTTTCAAAAACTTCAGCTTTATTTTCTACATCTTTCATTCTATCGTATGTTTTACGAATAGAAGTATCTATAGCCTTCTTAATATGTAATGATGTAATTCGAAGTACATAAAACTTATTAAATGGCTTATTATTATTATCCATTTTTTATCCTATACTAATTAATATGATGGGGAGATTAATCCCCACCATAAAAATATTATTTATGATTAGTCCGCAAACGGGCCTTTGTAATCACCTTGAGTACTCATAGTTATAGTAGCCTGATTTGAATCAGTTAAACTAGGAGTTACTTCGAATGAAGCAAAAGAACCTTTTACATAGAATGCACCATTGTCGCCAGTTTCAGCATTTTTTACGTCAACTTGGAAGACGTAAGTCAAACCATCTTGAACTAATGCTTGGATAGCACCATGTACACTTGGCACATAGTTAATAGTGAATTCCATAGTAGGAGCATCAGCTTGTCCTTGTATTTGAGAACTTACAGATTGTCCGTACTGTGGTACGTTTACGATATTAGCGGGTTTTCCAAAACTTGGAAACTCTCTGATTGAAGTTACTTCTACAGCACCATCAAAATCACCTGAACCAGACGCTATGAACGTTTGGTGAGATGAATCTGAAGTTGGTAAAGAGTAAGAACTATCAGCTTTGAATTTCAAGCTTGTAAAAATCCCAGCACCTATATTTGATATTAGAGCCATTGTATTTTTTCCTTATATTATATTAGTTAATTGAAATGAAATTGACGGTGTAATTCACGTTAAATAAACTTGAATCTTTTACGTCAACCCCAACTGTTGTTATAAAGCTATTAGTTGTTTGCAGATACCCAGAAATTACTTTCCGATCGAGTAAATTTTTTAATATATCAGCGATCTCATAAGCACGTTTCATTCCAGCACCAGAAGGTACAAAAATTTGACATACTATTTGACCGTTAGCAGATACATCATTGTTAAAAATTAACTCTGAAGAAAAAGGCAATACACTAACCCGAACCCACTCATCAGCTTTTAATTCGCCTTGGTAGTTTGCAGGAAATGCTTTGATATTATGCGATGTCCATTCAGTAGTAGTAAATAGAGATTCAACAGACGTTAATAATTGTGTTATTGTTGCCATGTTAAGCCTCCCTTCCTACTGTAATGTTTATTATAAAACCATTGTCATCATATTTATTAATTGCATAAGTATTCCCACCAAATATGACAGAATCATAATTGTCGAGAACTTTAGAATCAATATCAGAAGACTTTAATATTATATCAGCATTTATTCTTGGTTTATCATTATCATTAGTTCTATAACTACTTGTTATAATACCTTTGATAGTAATAGGAGCAATAGCTGTTGAATTTACAGTTTGATTAGCAAAGTCATAACCAGTAACGGTTACATTTGTAAACTGTACATCCGTAGCTAAATCCCCAACCAAAGAAAATGCATTAGTGACGTTACTATTTATAAGTGTTTTAAAACTCATTAAGCACCTCCACTAACTCGGACACCACGAGATTGAGTTGTAGACATTTCATTTAAATATTTATTACACAAATTAATAATACTATCAGGTAATTCTTTAAAGTTTTTAACTCCACTGTTTAGGTCGAATATTAATCTTACCGCACCAACAGTTAAGTCTTTAACTTTGTTTTCACCTGAAGCATTACTTTCTTGTGTCTTCATATTGTTTAATAAATGAAGTGCTAACTCAAAAGTCGCCTTTTTGATATCTCCTGGAATAGTACCTTCAAATGTAGTCGATCTATCATCTTCTACACTTACAAAGTAGCCAGATTTATTATCATAATATGTAATATCTCTAGGCCACGATAACGGGTATGAGGCAGTAGGCGTAGCCGTGCCGCCCCAATCCATGTCATCGAGAATTCCAGTGGCCGTTACTAAAGCTTGTTCAACTGCTCCGTCATTTGCAAACCAGTTTTCTGAATTCAATCTATTTTCAAAATATTCATCAGATTCTAGTATACTAACAAAACAGTTAGTTCCTTTTTGTAAAGCCATTATATTTCTCCGTATCTAATAGTTATAATAATTAACCGTGGAATATAGGGAATATACCTACTTGGTTAACGTTAGTTGCATGAACAGCCCATGAAGCTTTATCAGCCAGGTCAATATTTGCAGGATATGCAGTTGCAGATCCAGCCCATGAGAAACCTTTAGGATGCATGATATTACCCCATCTTGATAGGATAGTCACAGCACCACCACCGTTACCAGCTAGTTCGTTTCTGTCAACCGCTGTTGGGTTAACTTGTGCGATTTCGCTGTAATGGAATGCAGCAGGTTTAGTAAGGTAAGAAACCTTTAAACCTGAAGGCATGTTAGCTGTTAGTACTTGGTTGTTAATAACTAATCTGATTTTACCACCCATAATAGTGTTAAAACTAAAGTTACCATCAACTACAGGAGCAACATCAAGAACGTTTTGTTTTCTCATTGTGTTGTATGTAGCAGTGTTAACTACTAGGTAGTAAAAAGCTTCTTCGTATTCACCTTTGATTGCAGTCATTGCATCAAATAGTGTGTCAAAGAAAGCAGATCTTTTATTAGCATTTGTTTCATTTGCAAATAACGCTGCAGGAGCAGAACTTGAATCAGAACCAGTGTAATACCCAAAAGTATTTACAACACCTTCTGAATCAGACGCACCAATAGTAGTAGCATCCCAAATTTTATCAGAAACACCGTTTAGGATTGATCTTAATTGTAGGTCTTCTCTTCTTGCTCTTACAGCAGCGAATTGAGAACCTAAGTAAGATAAACCATCTACTTTAGATACTAGTTTTTGAATTGAAGCTTCTTGAGCACCAATGTGATCAATGTTTTTTACATAAATCGCAGACTTGTTTGAAGCAGACATTAAGTTAATGTTTGTATCAGTAATAGTTTCCGATTGTTTGTAAGCAGTTGATGGATCAGCAAAATCTAACCATCTTAGTGTACCAGTATAATTTTCACCAGCATCAGTGATTCTAGCGTCAGAACCAACCATTGCAGTTGAAGTTAATAACGCTGCGTCTGTTCTTTCAGCTTGTGCGTAAGCAGAAATTGCCTTAGCAATGTTATTAAAATTTGAACTTGTTACAGTCATTTGTTTTTTCCTTTTATTATTATTGAAGCATAATTGCTTCGGTTATTATTATAAAAGATTAGGCTTAGTCAGCCCATTCTCCGTCAACTTTAACGTTACCCTTTTCAATATTAGCAAGTAGTTCGTCAGTTGACATCTCTTTTATAGATTTGACAGGATTGTTTCCTGAAGCAGGCTTAGCTGGATTAATTCCAGATCCTGCATTTGCTTTAACTGAGAATAAAAACGCATTATTATCGTCTTTAGAATATGATGACACAGCATCATTAATACTTAGGCCATTTTCATGTACCCAATTTCCAGTAGCATCTTTCTTTAAACTTCCTACGATATCTTGATAGGCCATATTAGCGGCTTTATCAGATTTGAAGTTTAAAGAGTTAAGTTGAGAACGCACAGCGTTATCTCTGCTTAATTCTGTGTTCTTTTGTTCATAAGTTTCAAGTTTAGCACTCATCTCAGCTATCTTCATTTGCATAACTTCTGAATGCTTGCCTTGTTTTTCTAAGGCTTCTATTTCAGCTTTTTGCTTCTCACTTTTAGCTTCAGCAACAGCAGCAAGAGCATTATCTCTTTCACTGTATGCATTATCTAAATTAGATTTAATGTTTTTAATAGCTTTAGAAACTTCAGCATCAACCAGGCTTTTGATATCTGTATTATCTACTTTAGTTTCTTCTACTTTAGTGTCTTCTTGTACTTTTATTTCTTCACTCATTATTATCTCCTTGGGACACGGCCCTTGTTATATTTATTAATGAATCTATACTTATAAACAAATATAAATTCTGTTTAGCTATCTTATTAATAGCCCTCTTTTAAAAGTTATAGGATCCATTTTCTTATTTGTGTATATGGCTTTCTCTACATCTTCTAATTCTTCCATAATATCTCTATTCTGAGGATCTTCAGGTACTATTGTACCGAACACCTCTTTATAAAGATCATATGTATCTTCTACACCTTTACATTGGGATAGTTTTTTTCTTTGTTCTTCTAATGTCATTATTTAGCCCTCGCTAATTTTTCTAACTCTAGCATTCTCGCTTCGAATACTTTAACAGTGTTAGGTATTATTTCTTTAAGTACGGCATAAGCTTTTTTATCATGTTGTAATGAGAATATGTTTGCAAAAATCTCTAACTCTATTCTACCACCCTTCGAATAATAATCTATACCGTGACCCCATGCATGAAACTTAGATCTAAAAGAACCACGTGATAATGCATCTATTACATCAGATATATTACCAAACCCGTCACCTTTTAAATCTGTAATAGTAATTTCATCTATAACTCTATTAGGATTCCATTTACTATATACTTTAACCCCTTTAACATGAGTACCTATTTTAGCATGAAGTTTACCTAAAGATTCTGTACTAATTACATGATAGGTTTCACCTTGTTTATTTAGAGAAGGGTAACCAGTTCCTTTATGTAATTTTCTATCTTTATCAATAGCCTGTTTAAAAATCTTACTAGACTCAGACCAACCATAAGCTTGTGTATTATTAGAAACAAAATCAATATGATGACCATATTCATGACTAATAACATAACCTTTAGGTGCTTTATCTTTAGGTACTTTAGAATATTTACTTAAATCAGTATCATTTAATTTAGCAGATACAAGACCATGTTTACCATAAGTGTTTTCATAAAAACCTTTTACAGAATTTTTAATAACATCTGGTTTTGGTAATGATTCAACAATAACTTTCTGTTGTGCTGTTAATTGAGAATTAAAATCAGCTTGATAAGCTAATCTAGTTTTCTCACTACCAGTACTTAGTAAATAATCTATTTCTACATCTTTTACTTTAGTAGGGTTAACAGTTTTAAGAACAGTTTTAGGTACAACAACTTTTGGTGTACTCTTAACACCATTAAGTAACTCTTCTAATCTACCTATTGATATTAATTCACCATCTCTTGTACTAAATTGTGTAAACTTTAACTTACCAGTATTAAATATTTCAACTCTACGTTTATTACCTAATACAGTTAATTTAAAGTTATCATCTTGCTCTGATAAGAACTTACCATAATTAGTTTCACTAGCAACTTGACCATTAAAAGATGCTCTCTTACTTTTAGAGATTCTTTGTAATTTTCTTTTACTAATTCTAGAACTATTAGTATTATTTAAATCTTCATAAGACTTAACAATAGGAACAGTTGTAGATCTACAGTTAAAATGTTGTGGAGGTCTTACACCTCTACTATCATTTAATCTAAAAACCTTACCGTCTAATCTTCCACAAATCATAGAAGTTCTTGAGTCTAAAGTTGCTACATATTGATATCCATCAATTACATCTTCATTCAACTTGTAAGTTGCACTAGATACGTTACTTGATGTTTCAGTTATAGCAGTTCTAGATAAAGTTTTTAATTGAGCACCAGGTAAATCAATTGAGTTACCTACATTCTTAGCAATTTTATTAACAGCTAAGTTATCTATCATACCTTTTCTAACAACATCTTTAATTCTTCTCTGTTGTGTTAAACTGATAGATGCAATTTGCTCTGAGTATGTTCCTGCTGAATTAATAATTAAATCATTAACTTTCAACCCAGTATACACTTTACTTCTATAAACTTTACCTAAGCTTTCTTTTAAAGTATTGTTATGGAACTTAGAACTTGTATTAGCCAAAGCCTTTAGTTCTGAAATTCCATTTTTGTATATCTTACGATAAGTTTTTCTTGTTTCTAAAGTTAAAGCACGGTTTAAAGCGTTTACACTTTTGTTACCATTCTTCAAAGCAGAATTTACTAATCGTTTTTTATGGGATGACATGACTTTTGTTAAATCGGTATCTAGTTTCTTCTCGTAAAGACTTAAAAGGGCACGTTCTTTCAGCCCTCTAGATAATATATCATCGTTTATACTCATTTACTTCCTTTATTTTTTCTTATTCAGGATATCTAACTCATCGTTAATTCTTTTAGAATATTCAGCAATTAAGATATCATTTTTATTAACTTCTAAACTAGCTAATATCTTTTTGTTATTACA